TTGCGCTATCTCGACTTATGGAGATGACGCGAAGGGTTCAGTGCGTAAGGGATATGATAGATTTAACCACGTTACAATGGCACAATATTTAGCCAGAAATGATATCGTATTCACTATGCCTGATAAAACATCAGACCCCGTACCCTTTATGTCTCGCTTTGATGCGGACTTCTTGAAGAGGAAGGACTTATTTAATCCCGAATTGGGAGTTTACGTTGGAGCCCTTGATGAAGGTAGTATTTTCAAAAGTCTACATTCTATCTTGGAATCTAAAGTTGTCTCCCCAGAAACTGTGAGCGCTATGAACTTAGCAGGCGCTATGAGGGAGTGGTTTTTCCATGGAGAGGAGAAGTATGAAATGCGTAGGGAACAAATGAAGGAGATAGCTTCTAAAGCTAACTTGCCTGTTCCCGATTTGGACATTACTTACTCTCAACGAGTTAATGAATGGAAGGATAAGTATGAAGTACAATCAGGTACTCTTAGCCCTAGCCAAAGGGAGAAGACGTACAAGTGGATTGTAGGATTACAGAACCCAGAGAAGACTTTGAAGAAATTGGAAAAGATTCATTTTTCTGGCAAACAGGCTCTTAGAGTCCAGATGCTTAGAGAACATTTAGAATTGGAGGAAGATTCTTCGGGATTCTCTGTTAGTTCAGAGTGGACTACTGAGTCTGAACCTCTACATGCAGAGGAAGCAGAGCCAGTAGCCAGGGAAGATACACTTATCGATAGAACCAAGGCAATTTTGGGCATCCCAACGTGTGAAAACATTGTTATGGGAGCCCAGTTTCTTGGGGAAATTGATTTGTTGTATTTGGATAGTCAAGTCGCCCTTGTAATTGAATGCAAGCGTGTTGTCGGTCGCGCGGCCGAACATGCTGAACGTGTCAAGAAACAAGCGATCAAATATGCAGGAGTCATTGCCCTGTTGAGACCAGACTTAACCGTTTACGGTATTACATGTACAGAGATGGGCTATATGTTGGAAGAATGCATCGG